AAAACCATTAATAATAATCCTGAAAAATACTTCACACCAGAAGTTATGGAATCATTAGAAAAAGCAGTTAATACAGAGTTTAAATATGGAAGCAATAGCGAGATTAGAACAGACAATCCTGAAGAATCTGATTCAGAATGAACCCTTTACTAGGAAGGTTTTACCTTTCCTAAAATCAGAGTATTTCACCGAGAGTGACGAGAAGGTAGTATTTAAAGAGATACAAGAGTATTTCTTAAAGTATACTAAACCACCTACTACGGAAGCACTTCTCATAAACTTAGACAACAATACTTCTATTAACGAGAATGAATTGAAAATGTCTAAAACCGTAATCAGTCAATTCGACAAAGAGACAACTCCAATGGATTGGCTCGTTGAAGAGACTGAGAAGTGGTGCAAAGATAGAGCAATCTATATTGCAGTCATGGATTCTATTGAGGTTATCGATAAGAAATCTCAAAGGTCTACTGGTGAAATACCTGAACTTTTGAAAGATGCATTATCTGTATCATTTGACCAAAATATTGGTCATGACCAGATTGAAGATGCAGAAGCAAGATTTGAATTCTACCATACGGAAGAAGAGAAGATTCCGTTTGACTTAGAATACTTTAACAAGATTACTAAAGGTGGTCTTCCAAACAAAACACTTAATATATGTCTTGCAGGTACTGGTGTTGGTAAGTCCTTATTCATGTGTCATATGGCATCTGCTGGTTTGATGATGAACAAGAACATACTATACATTACACTTGAAATGTCAGAAGAAAGAATTGCAGAGAGAATCGATGCAAATACATTGAACATTCCTATGAAAGATTTACCTGATTTATCTAAGAAACAGTATGATAAAAAGATTGAAAAGATTGCACAAAAAACTAAAGGCAGACTTATCATCAAAGAATATCCTACTGCATCGGCACATGTCGGTCATTTTAGACATCTATTACAAGAACTAGAAATCAAAAAAGATTTCAAACCTGATATGATATTCATTGACTATCTAAACATTTGTTCTTCACATAGAATAAGACCAGGTGCAGGTGCAAACTCATACACATTAGTGAAGAGTATTGCAGAAGAACTTAGAGGACTTGCAGTAGAATTTGATGTACCAATTATGAGTGCAACTCAGACTACAAGAAGTGGTTTTGGTTCTACTGATATTGGTCTTGAAGATACTTCAGAATCATTTGGTTTACCTGCAACTGCAGACTTTATGTTTGCACTAATATCTTCAGAAGAACTAGAAGAGTTAGACCAAATGGTAGTCAAACAGTTAAAGAATAGATACAATGACCCAACAGTCTTCAAAAGATTCGTCATTGGTATCGATAGAAGTCGTATGAAGTTATACGATTGTGAACAAGATGCACAAGAGGAACTAGTAGATAGTGGCACAAATATCAGTGATGATGTACCAGTATTTGATAGAAACCGAGGTGCTGAAAAATACCAGGATTTCAATGTTTGATGATAAACTAATACAGAAACAATACGAAGAGTATAAAGAAAACTATGTAGAACCTGATGCAATAGGCAGGTCTATGATGAGAGATAGAATTACAGAAGACTTATCTTTTGTATCTCAAATGTCAGTAGAAGAATACACTTTGTACTTGAAGTATCAGGAGATACACCGTAAATATCCTACACATGAGATAGGAACTCTATTCGGTTCAGAGAAACAATTCGTAAATGAGAAACATGTAAAACTCATCAACGAAGTGAAGAGTAATATATGGATGCCTAATTCATATGAAGACTTTGAAAAACTAGAACCAGAATTGATATACACCTCAAAAGAAGGAGACGATAACTTCTCTGCAGGTTCATGGTCAGAAATCTGGAATTGTATCAGAACATTTACATCCACAATGAAGAACTCTTCTAACATCGGTAGAAATCTACACTATGTTGTCAGAGATAAACCAACAGGAAAATATCTTGGAGTTATCTGTATCACAGGTGATTTCATTGACTTGACTCCTCGTGATAATCATATCGGTTGGGAAAGAGATTTCAAAACCAACAGTGGTATTCTAAATCATTCATGTATTGGTTCTACAATTGTACCATTACAACCACTAGGGTATAACTATACAGGTGGAAAACTACTTGCACTTCTATGTCTATCAGATGATATACAGAAACAGTGGGAAGAAAACTATGGTAATAAACTAGTCAGTGTCACAACTACATCTTTGTATGGTAAATCCAAGACAGGTGGTTTATCACAATATGATAGACTCAAACATTGGAAGAAATGTGGATACTCAAATGGTTCTATGACATACGAATTGACCAAAGACACCGAACGCGAGATGCTGAAGTACGGAGAAAAAAACTATAACGATAGATTCTTCTCACTTTATGTAGCAACACGAGAGAATGGTCAACCTTGGAAAAGAGACCATAGAAATAGATTCAGAAGTTTTCTATTCCCTAAACTAGAAATACCTAAGAACATTATTCGTTCAGACCACCAAAGAGGTATCTATTGGTCTGCCTTGTATGATAACTCTAAAGAGTTTCTAAGAGGTGAGATTAAAGAAGACCAACTAGTTCGTTCACAAGACTTCTCTACAGAGGGTCTTACCACTCTATGGAAAGAGAAATACGCTGCCAAAAGAATCAATAATCTGATGAATTCAGAGAGACAACGACTAGATGATACTCTCTTCTACGATGATATTGCATTCATGTCATGGGATGAAACCAAACAAAAATATCTCGGACAAGTAGGTAGATAAGCGTTGCCATTACGCCTCTTTTTTTGTTATACTATGTATATAATGAAGAAGGAGAAAATATGTTAAACTTAATAATTCAAACCCAATACAAAGAGAACTATGCAGCTCATGATGAAGATTATGTGCATGGTGTTTCTGAGTCATATTGGAAGTTCAAAGGTGGGTCTTCGTATCTGATTACTGATATTGATTTCATCAATACAGAGTACCTTGAAGGTCTTGTTAATGAGACTGCATTCATTCACTCTTATGAGAATCCTGCGTCAATGGAATATGTCATTGATTGGGAACTTATTGACGAAGAGAATTTGTCAGACCACATTGAAGATTGGGAATCTCCTTATATCTTAGAGAAGAATGAGAAAGGTCATTGGACTTCTAAGAAAGTCACCGAGAATGGTGACTACGGTTACATGAGAAGTGAGATTCTCTCTAAGGTTCAAGTATGGACTTACGAACATGTCGATAAAGGCAACCTAGGTGGTAGTTATAATGTCGAGTATGTCATGGTAGATGGCACTAAAGTCGTGGGTGAAAAATCCCTTACTAAGTGGTTTGAATCATTGCAATCTCTCTCGGAGGTATCATAATGGAAAAGAATTACGCAGAAAGCATCGCAGAAGATATTGACGAGACTATTAGATTAGAGTACAGACTCGGTGGTAGTTTTACAGTACAGGAAGTTGAAACTCTTGTTCATCTGGCTTTAAGAGAATTTGACAGTTCTGTTATTAGTTTCAGTGAGGTACTAGAGTTAGTCGATTTCAATTTAATAGAGGATAATAATGTTATACAAAGATGAAAGATATAATAGAGAGTTTACAGGTCAAACCTCTACACAATTTACAGATATAGTTCCTCGTGCAAAAGGACTTAAATTCCTATACTTTACAGAAATAGATATCAATGATATCGACTATGATGGTTCTGATGAAGACTTAGCAAGGAAAGAGGGTGCAATCGTTCAGAATGCTGAAGGATTTGCAATCATGTTGAGAAACGGAAAGTATAAACCTCTTAACTATGAACCACCAGTTGTTTTCTTTGATGAAAAAACAGGTAAGTATATTTGTGATAACGGAAGAACAAGATACAATGGTCATAAAATTGCAAAGTTTGGTAAGATATTTGTTGCAGTTGTTGAGTTTGTTGAATATGATGGTTTACCAGGAAATTATTGGGCAGGTGTTTATGCCTCTACTTCAAACGCAGAAGAAACAGAAGATTATATAAAATCAGCAAGAACTACTGCTGATATTGCTTTCTCTGCTTCAAAGTTGATTGAAGAAAACAATTTATTAGTTGCCTTAACTCCAACAGGGAAAGCACAAAAGACTGATGAAAATACTGCAATTATCTGGAAAGTTTTACAAGATTTAAAAGTAAGAGATAAAAAGAGTTATTGGGTTGAGTCTGTTTATGCAGAGATTGGTAAAGGTGAAACTATCAAAGTTTATCAGAGACATGAGTTAGTAGATGCACCTAAGAAGATACAACCAAATATTGTTTTATCTACACCAACAAAGATGCAATCAGTTGATAATACTATCTACTATGTTGCAAAGTTCAATGGTGTGGGTGGTGAAAGTATAGGTTCCGATAGAGACTATGACCCGCGTGTATTCGATATCATTATGAAAATGAGAAAGGTGAATCCTACTACTAATATTTGTTTGATATGTCATTACGACAAAGTATCAACAACACAATTAGATGTGTTAAGAGAATATAAAACTAATCACATGTTTGTAGACCAAACAAATAAGAATATTGATAACTTAAACATGTTGAAAGGTGAGAATCAAGAACATGTTGATAACGATTATTTTGATTGGTTAGACATTGTTCACTTACCACAAAAAACTAAATCAGAGAGTAAAAATGAATTTTTCAGAATATAGAAGATACGAATTAACAGACGCACAATGGTCAAGAATTGAACCATGGGCTCATTCACTTTGGCTTGGAGTCAATGCTCAAATGCCATTATGGAAGAGTAATCAACCAGTGTTTCAACCAATCTGGAGAAATACTATGTATCAAGGATTATGTAAGGCAATACAGATTGAATTACCATACACATTATCTACTGCAGATAAGTCAAAGAAAGCAACCTTTGACCATGTATACTCACCAGGTCCACACTCAGATGTAATTGTCGAATACTCAGATGAGTTCTTATCAGGAGAGTTTAATAGAGATTGTCTCTTTGTTGCATGGTTTCATTTTATGTGTCATGGTATTAAAGTATCAAATACGATTAATACTGAATTGAGAGGAATGAACGGTAAAATTTTACAGAAAGATAAGTATAATCTAGTTTTAACAGAGAATCCAGATTGGTCTTTCATTGAGAAATTTGAAAACGGTGGTTTGGAAATATATAATTCAGACCCTATTTTCTATACTGAGACTTATACAGAGTATGAGTCAAGGTCAATAAATACATAAATAGATGTATACATTATGTATTTAGTATTATGGCAAAGAATTTAAAAAGCGAAGAAGTAATCAATATGATATCAAAGAAGATAGCTTTGAAGAAAGAACTTCGCACAGCAAAACAGGACTCGGATGATATCAAATCCAAAGAAATTAATAAAAAAATTTCTAAAATAGAGACTAAATTGCACTCCACTCCGCTTTCTAAAACCTAAATACTTCTATAAAAACCTAGTTAGAGGAATCAAATGGGCGTATATCAAGACGAAATAGACAACACAATTCAACCTGCTATTGACAAAAAGACAGCTGAGTTGGCTGAAATCAATGTAAAACTTGCATTCTTTGAATCATTAGCTGCAGATGTGACTGTAGACCAGTTTCATACAGCTGCCTTGGCACATGGAGATGCTGTAGTCAGTGACATGGGTGTCGATGGTGATAGAAGTGGAATTACCGATGCACAAATTAGAACTGAAGTTGCAGACCTAATAACTTATTGTAAAGTTATGAATGGTACACACTCATCAGTTACCTCATTTAAAGAACACACTGTTAAAGGTGATGATAGTTCAAAGAAATGGACTGCTGGTAATCTACAAGCAGACTTAGATGCATTAAACAGCAAGAAAACTACATGGGCTGCTAAAGAAACAGATGCAACAGATATAACATCATATGATGTTGTTGCACAACCAGTAGACTAACACAACTTCCAAAACACATAAATAGTAGACAAACACATTAAAAAGGTGTATAATCTACTATTATGGGCGCAAAAAATCTACATTTAGAACACTTAGAAGACGAGATTATCAATCAAGGGATTGATGGTGGTCGTGGTGCAATAAACTTTCTACAAGGTTTAAGAGACATGTTGAAAGGAAATTCTAACAGTTCTGTAAACATGACTGTTAAATGGGATGGTGCACCTGCAATCTTTTGTGGAAAACATCCAGAGACAAGTCAATTCTTCGTTGCAAAGAAATCACTATTCAATAAGACACCATTGTTCTATACTTCAGAACAAGAAATCAACGATGCATCTGAACTCTCAGGTCAATTAAAAGAAAAGTTTCTAACATCATTTAAATATCTATCTAAGTTATCTTGGAATACAATCATGCAAGGTGATTTGATGTACACCAACGATAAGAAAATGACTAAGATAGATGGTAAATCATTCATTACATTTCAACCAAATACAATCATGTATGCAGTAGATATAAACTCTAAGTTGGGTAAAACTATTGCAAGTTCTAAAATGGGAATTGTATTTCATACTACATACAGTGGTTCTACAATCGAAGATTTAGGTGCCAGTTTTGGTGCAAATACATCAAGTCTAGGTAGTTCATCAGATGTATGGGTAGATGATGCAACATATAAAGATGTGTCTGGAAACTCCACAATGACTGCAAAAGAAACACTTAAACTTACACAGGTCTTATCAGGAGTTGGTAAATCATTTCATGGTATCACTAAGAAAGACTTACAGAAGTTTATGGAATTACAGTCAACAATAAATCAAAAGGGTGCAGGTGCATCTTACAAGACATACTGTAATGCACAAATAAGAGGTGGGTCTTTTAAACCAACATATGCAGGATATATGAAACACTTTGAAAACTATTGGAGAGATAAAGTAGTTGGCAAAGTTAAAATGGAAAAGACTAAAGAGATTAAGAGAGAGATTGGTGAACAATTGTATAACGAACTTCGTGCATTGAACAAGTTCATTACTAATCTAACTAAGTTTATGGAAGGTCTTGTTGTTGCAAAACAGATAATCATTGTTGCCCTAAATAGAGTAAAGAGTATAGGAACTTTCAAAAAGACTGCAACAGGTTTTGAAGTTGTAAATCCTGAAGGTTATGTTGCAATAGATAAAACAGGAAGTGCAGTCAAATTAGTAGATAGAATGGAGTTTGCATACAATAACTTCACTGCACAAAAGAATTGGGATAAGTAATGAAAAAATTAAGTTCATTTTTAAAAGAAGGAAAAGATAAAGGTGTAGTATTCACCTTTGGTCGTTTCAATCCACCAACTACAGGTCATGCAAAGTTAGTAGACAAACTTAAAAAAGAATCAAGTGGTGGGTATCAAGTAATGTTATTCACATCACACTCAAATGACCCTAAGAAAAATCCACTATCACATAAAGACAAGATTAAGTACCTTCAAAAATTCTTTGGTAGAATAGTTGCAAATGTCGCTGCAAGAACTGTATTCGATATATGTAATGAACTACAGAAACAAAATTACAACAGAGTAAAAATGGTCGTTGGTTCAGATAGAGTCAAAGAGTTTGAGATGTTGTTAAAGAAATACAATGGTGTCAAAGCAAGACATGGATATTATAAGTTCGATGATATACAAATAGTATCTGCAGGAGAAAGAGACCCAGATGCCGATGATGTTTCAGGAATGAGTGCATCAAAACTCCGTGCCTTGGCAGAACAAGGTGATTTCGAAGCATTCTCTAAAGGAGTTCCTACAAGAAACAAAAAAGATATAGAGAATCTATACAAAGATATTCGTAAAGGTATGGGTATTGTTGAGTCAACACTACCAGACTATATGATAGAAGACTTAATAGACGAGGGAGTCTATGACCCAGGAACATTCAAAGCAGTGTTCTTAATGGGAGGTCCTGGTTCAGGTAAATCTACTGTTGTTAGAAAACTCGGTCTGAAAGCATTAGGGTTAAAACTTGTCAATACTGATACTGCTTTTGAATCAGGTCTAAAGAAAGCAGGATTATCCCTAGATTTAAGAAATATTGATTCAAATGTCAGAGATGGTATTCGTGCCAAGGCAAAAAAGATTACAGGTAATGCAATGGATAGATACATTAACGGCAGACTTGGTCTTATATTTGATACTACCAGTGCTAAATCATCTAAAATTGTAAACTATAAGAAGATGTTAGATGAATTAGGGTATGAGTACAAAATGATATATGTCAGTGCATCATTAGACAATGCTCAAAAACGAAATGAAAAGAGAGCAAGAAAATTACCACCTGAAATTGTAAAAGGTGATTGGGATTCAGCTCAAAAGAATCTAAAACAATTCAGAGGAATCTTTAAGAAAGACTTTATAGAAGTCTCAAACGATGATGATATAAAATCCTTAGATGCAAAGGCATCAAAACTTTATAGTTATCTACAAGGTTGGTCATCTAAATTTCCTGGTAACAAGAAGGCAACTTCTTGGAGAGAATACGAATTATTACTGAAGAAAAAAGGATAAATAGTTATTATGGATATATTAGACCAAAATATCGCCGAGGCAAAGAAAGTAGCACAAGATAAAGATGTGAAAACTCGTGACGGAACTCAACCTAAGAAATACTTCGATAAGAAAGGTGATGATAAACTTGCAAAGTCTACTAAACAAGATAGAGCAAGGCACTTCGAAAAGGGTGCAAAGAAAGACGATGATGATTCTAGTGCATATGAACCTGCTCCAGGTGATGCACAAGCAAAAACAAAACCCTCAAAACACACAAAGAAATTCAAAAAAATGTTCGGTGAAGATGCAGTTGCCGCTGCAAGATTGAAAGCAAACCAAGCAGACGAACAAGATAGACAAAAAGACAAACACGAAAGAGAAGTCGAAAAGTTAAAACAGAAACACGAAAAAGAAAACGACAAACAAAAGGCAGAAGACGAAAAAGAAAAAGAAAACGAGTTGATGCAAAAACAGAGAGAAGCACAACGAGAAGAAGTCGAATTAGAAGAAGAGGGTGCTGCCGATAAGTCACTCAAAAAGAAAGCCGACAAAACAGGCATATCTATGGGTATACTCAAACAAGTATACAAAAGAGGTGTCGCTGCATGGAGAACTGGTCATAGACCTGGCACAACTCCTGAGCAATGGGGACATGCAAGAGTAAATTCTTTTATCACTAAAGGTTCTGGCACATGGGGTAAGGCAGACAAAGACCTTGCAGATAAAGTTAGAGGTGAATCTATAGAAGAAAGACATTCAGATGTAATGAGAAAAAGAAATCAGTCTCAACAAAAGGCACATCAAAAAGCAATGATGAAGTCTGCAAAGAAGTCGATTAAAGACTATGATAGAAAAAATAAGAATAAGAATGAGGAGAAACTGGAAGAAGCATGCTGGGATGGTTATGTTCAGAAAGGATTCAAAACAAAAAATGGTAAACAAGTACCAAATTGTGTACCTATTAGTGAAGTCAATGAAGGTAAACTAGTCACTTCAGCTATAGATATCATTAAATTGATTACTAAAAAGGTTGGAGAAAGATTAGAAAAAGAGTATGCGAAAAATCCCGAGAAAGGCCTTGGTATGATTAACACTATCGGTTCAATGGTTGGTCATAAAGTGACTGATAAGTCACAAGAGAAAGGTAAACTATTCTTAAAGTTTGGTGAAGAAATGATGCCAGGTAAAGGTAATGTATCTGATGATGGTGTTTGTGAATTAGGAACAGATGATATCAGAAAGAAATATCAAGCAGACACACCAGGTCAGTCAGAAGAAGCATATATTAAAGAAACCGAAAAAGCATTTCACGAACAACAAGTGAGAGCAAAGAAAAACTTTAAAGATGTGTTTGGTAATCCATTAAAAGGTTATCCTGCAAATGAAGAATTTGAAGTAATAGACAAATAATTATGAAAACATTGAAAGAGGTTGCAATCGAGGAAACCCTAGATGCAATGCAATCCAATAAAACTAATCTTTTAGACAATCCATTTAGACTAGGTTCTATGATGTATTTCGAATGCATCAACGAGGCAAGAAGATTAGTATCAGAAAACAAATATACACTAACAGAAGTTGATAAAAACATCTTAGAAACTGATGTAGGGTCATTTGAAGTATATGAAGGTGAATTAGTGCCTTTAGACTGCCCTATGTTTGAAGAAGATGAAAAAGAACCAGAACTCAACTCACCTAAAGTTGGTGGTCCTAAAAAATATTATGTCTATGTAAAAGACGGAGACAAAATAAAGAAAATCACATGGGGTGATACAACAGGTCTTAAAGTCAAAATCAATAACAAAAAAGCTGCTGACTCATTTGCGGCAAGACATGATTGCAAAAATAAAACAGACAAAACAACAGCAGGATATTGGGCTTGCAGACTACCACACTATGCAAAACAACTAGGTTTAAGTGGTGGTGGAGACTTTTTCTGGTAAAACCTATATACCTGTATCATGACAAAACTATATCATACATATGCATACGAAAATAGATATGCAGAAGTCTTTAAACAAGAAAAAGGATTTGAAGTAGACCTTTATGAAGATAAAAAATTTGTGGAAACACGAGAAGTTCATGCTCATAGTGAATCATATGCAGAAGATGTCGCAGACAATTGGGTACAAGGACTAATACCCACACCTGTAAAAGAAGGCAGTTTTTATGGTTACAAAGAAAAGAACGATAATTTTTATCCTGGATTAGATGACTAAACCATATAAAGAAGAGATTTTAGAACAACACGGAACAGGTAAAATGTTCAAAGTTAGAACTTTTGAACATACGGTAGAAGGTGATAAACTTGTTTGGCATAGAGATAAACAAAATCGAAGTGTTCATGTGTTAAGTGGAAATGGGTGGAAACTACAGAAAGATGATGCTTTACCTGAAGATTTGACAGTCGGAAAGGATTATTTCATCATGAAGAATAGTTACCATAGATTAATCAAAGGGGGAGATAACCTAGTTATTCGCATAGAAGAGTAGGCATCGAACTAAAATATATTATAAATAATACTATGAGTTATAAGTCAGAAAACTGGAAAGATAAACTAGAAGAAGTTCGTATGCATGTTGCCTTAAAAGAAGGCAGTGTGGCAAAAACTGCGGATGATATTCTAAGTGACCAAATAGATGAGGAACTTGCAACCTTTTTTGTAGAAGATACACAAGAAGTCATTTTAGAAGCATCTTCTGGTTCAATGATTGATAAGTTATTCAATCTTAAAGGTGATAAAGACGCTCAATATGGTGTTGCAAAGATGCTAAGTATGACTGGTGTTAAAGTTGTACAACAAATGCAGAAGCAAAATCCAAAAGGATTTACAAGTCTTGTTGTTCAATTAGGTAAAGAAAAGAAGATTACATTACCAACAGACAGTAAACTACAGAAAATGTTTAAAGATGCAGGTGTCAAACCTCTACCAGAAGAAACAGTAGTAGAAGTTAAAGAAGAGAAACTTTCTGTTGAAAGAACAATAACAAAACTCACTGAAAAGAACATGTTAGGTCGTTTATCTAAGTCCCTTAGACTGGATGAAGAAGGCAAAGAAAAATTATTCAATTATTTCGATAAAGGGGAATTAGAACAATGAAATTTACAACACTAGGGTTATCAAGTGACCTATTAGAAGCATCTAAATCAGTTTTAGAAGGTTCTAAAGAATATCAAGACTTTTTCAAGTCAGCACTTAAAAAATTTGGTGTGACTTCACCCGCTGAATTCAAATCAGACGAAGAGAAAAAGAAATTCTTTGACTATGTAGACAAAAACTACAAAGGTAAAAACGAAGAAATCTCTGTTGAAGGCAAGATTAAATATCGTGGAAACCTAAAAGACTTAAAAAACTCTAACGAGATAGACGAAGCAAAACCGTCAAAGAAATTTATTAAACTCGGTGATAACGCCGAAAAAAAAAATCTAACGACTGAAAAACTAAATCCTAAGAAGCAGGAACAAATCATTGACTTATATAATAAGTTAATGGATGTGAAACACGGTAGTTCTGAGTTCAAAAAGATGAAAGACCAAATTGCTAAACTTCAATCAGAAGAAGTAGTTTCAGAATCATCAAGAGATTATTACAAACAAGTAGATGCTCTTACCAATAAACATGGTGAAGAAAAAGCATTTGTTTATAAATCACCTAAACTCAATAAAATAGTAAAGGAACTACAAAAAGTCATCAAAGATGAAGTCAAAGCAGGTTTCAAAGATTCTAAAAAACAAGGTGAAGTAGTAATAAAACAATTACAAAAATTAGAAGTAATGGCATACGATGGAACTATCGTTATGACAAACAAACAACACTCTAACTTCAAATTTGATGGTGACACTGCATTCAGAGAAGAAATGGCAGAAATCATCATGCAAGACGATATACTATCATACGCAATATTTGGAGAGTAGAATGAATCTATTTCATGAAGCAAAGAAAGTTTTAGACAAAGATGGTAAAGTAAATCCATTAGGTCCTTACGGTAAGATGAAACTTACTGGTCAAGAAGTTGCAAATTACTTCAGAAAAAACAAAGTATCAGATGCAAAAGTTAAAAAGGCAGTAGAAGTTGCACTTGACATGTCTGGTGCAGATACTATAGCAAGACAAGAAATCAAAAAGTTCTACGGTGATAAGATTCTCAAATCAAAAGAAGTTCAGAATGCATTACAGTATGCAAACGAAGAAACTATTATAGAGAGAATGAAGATGAAAGATATCTTCAAGAAACACAAAAGAGAACTTACAAAAGCATACAAATCTGGAGACCTATCTTTCATGTCACCAGCAGCCAGAAAAGCAGAAGACGACTTAATGCAGTGGGCAATGGATAACGGTGAAGTTAAAACCGATGACCCAGACGACTTTTTTGATTGGTTATCTCGTGACTTAGAAGATATAGTTAAGGGTAAAATCAAAGAAGATGTTTCTGAGAAATTCTCTCCTTACCTTTCACAACAATTTCCTAGATGTGTAGACTTCTACATTCAATTCAGAGGTGGTAAAGGAGACAGAATCACTTCAGAAGAGAATAAGAAAGACTTCATTAAAGCAACAGATATGATTGATGCATACTGTAAGAAAAACAAAATCAAACAAAAACCAGTTTACTCAACACCAATGGAAGGTTCAAGTGCATACAAAGTCGGTCTTATGATTGACCCAACATATAGTAAAACAGATGACTATAAAAATGGTGTGGACTTACAACCTCTATATGTTGCATTAAGTAAACTAAAGACTGCAGAAGACCACGGTGGTGGTTGGGATAAACTTGCAGAAGAAACATTCAATTCACCAATTCAAGAAAACTATAGAAAACTTGCAAAACATGGTATGGGAACAGAGACACCTAAGTCAATCAAAGTTGGAACAGAAATTGATTATTACCAAAAAGATGGTGCAAAGTACATGGGTAAAGTCACTAAGATGTCAAGACAATCTTACACTGTAAGAGATGACAAGACTAAGAAAGACCATGAGTTCTTATATCATGACAGAATTAAAGCTGCAAAACTTCTAAAACAAGGTGATAACATATCAGAAGAGATTACAGAAGAAAAAATGGGTCTCTCAACAAGATTATACAAACAGTTCAAAAAAGACATAGACAAAATCATGAAGAAACATGATGCATATGTCTCAGACTCAAAGAATGATTATACACAAATCTCATCTCCAAAACCAATGGCTGGTGGATTTAAGAAAGACTTATTTAAGTTGCTGGGTATGACTGAAGAAAATATATCAGAAAAAGTAGAATATGTTGAATACAAATTCAGAAACAAAAGAGATGCTCAGAAAGCATTAGACTACTTTAAAAGACAACAGTTAATCAAACTAGACATCAACGATGACGGATTAAGTCAATTTGAACTAGCAATCGATGCCGGTAAAAACGACATGACTAAACAACACAAAGAAGTTATGAAAATGTTAAAACCAAAAGTTATGACACAAGAAGCAGTATCAGTAGCACAACAGGCGGCAATAGCAATCGATAGAAAAGAAAAGAGAAGTAAAGGTGCATACAAAAATGTTATGGATTCTTACAGACAAATGTGGCAAGATGCCTCTATCGAAGAAGGCAAGTACCTAAAATACTCAAACTTATTATTGAAGAAAGCAAAAGAGATGGAAGCAATCGACAAAGCACAAAACAAGTCAAAGGTTAAAAATCCTTCATTGAATGCTCTAAAAGCAATCAATAAAGAAATCGAAGCTGAGATGAAGAAACTTGGTATTAAAGAATCAATCAATGAAGAAATGATTACTTACAGAGTTAAGAAGATGCAAAAACCTGAAGAACAGAAATTTACTCGTTCTGCAAAAATGATGGGTTTAAAGATTACTATGGACAAAGGTAAAGATGATACAGTAATCGTTATGAGTGGAACTAAGAAGAAACTCAGAGACTTTGATGCAATTGCAAGAGGTAAATCATCATTTGGTGACCCTTCAACAATCACACATTTTGACGAGAAGTAATATGACATATAAAAGTCTAGTACAAGTAATTAAAGAACACAATGATGGCAAAGAAGAAATCATTGAAAGAATAAACTTTCATGGGAAAAGTCCTGCAGAAAAGAAAGGTTCTGAGTTCGATAGAAAATTAGAAATCAATGGTTATAAAAAGATTTTAAAGACTATTGAGAAGATTAACAAAGACCACGAGAAGTTTCAATATAACAATCGTGCAGACGGACCATCTAATATATTTAAAGGCCTACAACAAGTTGAAAGAACATGTTATGACTTGATACGAGAAATTGAACAAGGCAAATGGGATGGTAAAGTGGACTTAGAAGAGTAATGAAACCAACTAAGGCAGACATAGAAACAGTTCTAACAACAGATGCAAGATACAAAGTCTTCAAAGAGAAGATTAGAAAACTTGGTTATGTCAAAGAGAAAGCTACAGAAGTTAGAAAAGTTATGGAAAGACAATCAGATTTCTCAATGATGTCTGATGCAGGAAACAAGAAGATTGCTCGTGCAGTTGCACAAGCAAAGAATGAGAAAGACCTCGAAGCAAAGTTAGATAAAATATCTAAAATGGCAGGTGGGAAATACTCAGAAGCTTCAGAAGATGAAGTCATGCAAAGGGCTCTCGATGCATGGAATGATAAGTCCAGTGGTTCGGCTGCTTGGGCAGACAATAACATCTTCGTTCAGTTAAAGAAATTTACTGATACAAAGAGAGATGGTGAAATCCAAACTAAAGATAATAAGAAAACTAAGGTAAAAGGCAAAGATGCAGCGTTAGTTCATGACACTTTAATGAAGGTTAAAGCACCAATAAGGGATAAATACATTAGATTATTAGCAAAAGATGCTAAATCTTTCAAAAAAACATATGATGCTATATTAAAAGTTGCATCATAATAGAATTTAAAAACTGGAGAAAAACATGGCACTATGGGGACATACAAGCGGAAGCGAATCAAAACCAAATTGGTTAACCGATGCTGAAAAAACAAACACTCAAGCCAAACCATATGGCTGGGAATTAAAGAAAATCGTGGGAGCAAGAACCTTGACTGAAACATTAGTTGCATGGTCAAGTTCAGCACTTACAACTGCACTTGGAGCTGCAAACATCACTGATATTGATTGGAACATCTCTACTTTTGATAAATCAGCAGGTGGAACACTATCTGTTAAAGTAGTATTCAACGAAGCAGTCGATGTGACTGGTTCACCTACACTTACAGTAGTTAATAGTGTAAATGCAAATCATGTATTAACATACTTATCAGGTTCAGGTACTAACGAACTTACATTCGCATTAGGAATTGCAGCTGCAAATGCCGCAACTGATGCTAACGATGTACTTTCAATTGGTGCTAACGCAGTTGCATTGAACGGTGGAACAATTAAAGACACAGGTACTTCAACTGTATCAACAATTACCTCAGTAGCAGGTATTGGTACAGCAGCTGGTACAATTACTGTAGTAGCGTAAGTCAATTAAATGGCTTATGTCACTGTAGCAGGTTCGAATAACATATGGGAGTATGAAAATACTGCAACTAAATCAGATGCAGATACATACTCCGATTCGAATGGTACAATTGCAGACGGTATTAGAACATTTACATCAATTGGTGGTAATACTGAAAGAGTCTACATTAAGTGTAGAAAAATTGGTGAAACAATAATTCGTGGTGAGTTAAATAAAAACTATTACGATAATCAATAGGGAAAATTATGAAAACATTTAAAAACTTTTTATTCGAAGATTCAGGACTTGAAAATGGTCAAGCACCTTATGAATTAGACGATGCAGATGTTGTTGCGAGAGTAAACGCAGTCTTAGGACATGTTGCAGTGTCAGAATACATGAATCCACAGGCAGCCGTTGAACAGATGAAGTCAAAACTTTCACAAATCGGTTTGAATCCAGTTTCAAACGAAGATATGGAGTTTTCTGAGTCAGGTGAATTTGATTTAAACTTCTCTCGTTATGGTGAAATCATGGGTAAATCAGTAGATACACCATATGACGAAATAGAAAAAGAAGAGAAGATTGTTTCACTTAAAGTTAAGTATGAAATGTTAGAAAACGGTTCATACAAGGTATACGGTTCTATCTAAAATGACAAGACAACTACTCGAAGACATCAGGTCTCAACTCCTAGGTGAAGCAGCCAAAATCATTCTGAAAGATAAAGAAATGAAAGATGTTCAGAAAGTAGTTTCTCGAGCAATTGGTAAGAATGCTGATTACAGAATGGGTGATTCTGATTATCATACTGGTGCAATAGATTTTGGTGGTCAAGGCAAATATGATATATTCGTTGGTTCACAAGATAATGATGGTGAATTACCATACAAGGTGTCAGTCGAAGACTCACAAGATGGCGACTACATCGAGGGTGATACTGCAAATGACTATAAAAGTATGATAAAACTTGTTACCAAACTTGCAAAGAAACATAAGAAAGGACTGACCTCAGAGTAATTTCTTTCTCTACACTATATACTAGTGTAAACACAAAATTTATTATATTATGGGTCTATTTGACAAATTAACAGCAAAGAACTTTAGTGCATTCGCACTGCAAAACTACGATGACCCTCAATGCACCGACATTGAGGACTTCGAAGAAGACTTACGAAGATTCCGATATCTAAAACGATTATTACATCGTTATCACGAAAATGGTGAAATGAGAGAAAGACTCATGTTAAACCACCTTATAACACTATTCAATGTCTTTGGTTTTGAGGCATGTATGAGAATGTTAAAGTTTAAAATCAAAGAAGACTCATATTGGCCAAGTGTCAAAACAATGTTATTGTATCTAGGATATATCGATGAAAGTTGGAATACTGATATAAATATTGATTTTGAACTTGCAGAAAGATTAAGGGAATTATAAGCTACTGTAGCTCATTCGGTAGAGCAGCTGATTTGTAATCAGCAGGTAGTCAGTTCGATTCTGACCAGTAGCTCCAGATTATATAAATAGAAGTATGGGTATAATAAACACACTAGTAGTATTCAAGGTTCTAAAAATGCTTGTGACAAAGTGGAAAGACTTTGACGCATTTAAACTAGGACTCATAGATAAGAATGGTAATCGTATCAAGTCTAAAGGGTTAAACACTGCCGCAGAAAAAGATGCATTGGATATGTTGACTAGACTTGTATTCAATATCAAAAGAATCATACAAAAAGTACCATTCGGTAAGACTGCATTTGCCTCTTACGCAATTGCACTTGCACTTCTAAAAGAACAACAAAACCTAAATGCAGAACAGATGGAAGAACTATGTGAAAAGTTCTATAGACATCTTAAAGATGAAAATGTTTTAGAGGCAGAGATGTTATCAGAGGCACATAAAGTAGGAACTCTGAACTTAGGAGAAACATACGGTCTAAAAAGACAACTCAAACAGAATTTTGATGAACAAGGAGATTTTATCGTATATCCCGAAAAAACACCTGTTCATATATTACAAGAACATAGTCTCATATTTGGTATAACATGTTATATTGGTTATATCGATGAGCATAGAGTATTGGTGACACAAGACGATGTATATTAAAGAAGTATTAGAAATAGACAATCTTCAATATGGTAAAATAACCAAAGAGTTTAAACCAAAAGAAGCAAAGAAACTATTCAGAGATGGTTGGATGGAAGACATTGATGTCACACCACCACCTGCAAACTCATCAACACAAACAAAAAGAGAGATAGAAGGCATGGTAAAAAACATGCAGAACTTATCAGACGAACAGAAGAAAGCATACATCAATACAGACCATGATACATCATATTATATGAAAGAGTATATGTCTAATAATGACCTGTCGTGGGAACTAGATGATATAGAAAAGATTACAGATGCAGCTAAACATATTGGTAGACACTATAAGATTGAGTTTCAAAGACCTAGACCAAGACAAGTTGCAGAGAAACTAGGCATCAAATATGACTACATGGAGACTGATACAACTGATTCACCTTCATATCCGTCTAATCATGCCCTACAGGCAAAGGTAGTTGCACATTATTACAGTTCAATCTATCCAGAACACAAAACAAATTTACATTTAAATGCAGAGAAATCTGCACAAGGAAGAATTGATGCAGGAGTTCATTATCCTTCCGATAAAATGTGTGCATATCAAATTGCAGACCAAGTTATGAAGTATTTCAAATACACAAAACTTGAAGAGGACGCACCTATAAATGCAACAGGTTCATCGGTATCTACCAATGTACCCATAGTGAGGAAGAAAAACAAGTATGAACCATCAAAACTGTTTGACCTCATTAAGAAATACTCCAAGTAAATTATGAATAAATTTTTGAATTACCTCGCCCTATTTACCTCTATGTCAATCGCAGGCATAGCTGCGTATTTCTCCGTGATTGGTCTTGCTACTATATTTGCAGGTGCTTTCTTAGGTGTTGTTGTTATGGCAGGTGCTTTGGAATTTGGTAAGATTGTGACGGCTGCCTATCTACATCTATATTGGGATAGACTAAACTACATGAAATACTATCTCACATTCTCAGTATTCATATTGATGTTAATCACATCACTTGGTATATTTGGTTACCTTGCAAAGGCAAGTTCAGATACATCATATAAAACATCAGTTGCACAATCAGAACTTCAGAAAATAGATGGTAAAATACTCCGAACCGGCAACTCGATTTCCCTTTTAGAGGAAAGAATGAATTCCCTTGGAACTTCCAAGATAGATGTGTCAGAATCAATTCGACAACAAGAGGTCATCAGAGATGGTGCATGGGAAAGAGTTCAAGGAGATATAGACTATGCACAAGTTCAGATAGAAAGTCTTAGAACTCAGATGACTTCCTTAGATACTGCAGTCAATGAATTAAGAAACAAAGGTGTTGAGGTTATCACCACCGATGAAGGAGGTCTCTTCCAAGGTGATGAGAAGCAGACAATCGACTATGTTGCACAGGCAAATACATTGTTTGAACAACAATCAGAACAAAGACAACAAATAAGAACTGATATATCACAACAACAATCAAACATAGACAAGTATAGAACACAAGCACAAACAACTATAGACAATGCCAATGATGAGATTAAGAGACTTCAGATATCATCTACAGGAGATGCAGATGATATTATCAATAGAACCACAGAATACCAGTTGCAGATAGATGACTTATATGATACAATAAGTGTATACAAAGAAGAAAGATTCCCATTTGAACAGGAGATACTAAATTTTGAGAGAGAAGTTGGACCTATTAAATATGTCGCTGAAGTCATATACGGTCAGGAAACTGCCAGAGATTATCTCGATAACGCAATACGATGGGTTATATTTGCTATTATATTTGTGTTTGACCCTTTGGCCATTCTACTCTTAATCACATCAATTGGTCTTATAGCACACCCTAAGACAGGTACAATTAAACCAAAAACTGTAGAGAATAGATATGTTTTACAAGTACCAAAAGATAAGATTCTAAACATGAAAAAGCCTAAATAAAACTGTTAAATTTAACATTTAGGAGAACAACATGGCAGCACCAGAAGGATACTCTACACCTACGATTCCAGGAATGGATGACTTAGCAGGTAGAAAAGCATGGTTTGAAGGAGCAGGAGCACCTGCAAAACCTAGTGGTTACGATTCAATGGCGGCAGATGCACCAGAAAAAGTTGCATACGACGCTTCAGTGACTACAAACACAGCTCAAATCGCCGAAGTACAAACACTTATAGACGGCTAAAAACCACTTGTAATTCCAGACTAATCATAGTATAATAGTAGTTATGCTATGGTTAGAAAGGAAATACCTTTCAATGGTCGTGTCAAATCTTGACTTGGCCAAATGGAAGAACGATAATACATTGAATCACCGATGTCCGTATTGTGGTGACTCATCAAAAAATCAACATAAAGCACGAGGATATCATTTTGCATTAGAACAAAGTTTTATCTTCAAATGTCACAATTGTGGCAAGTCCACTTCATCAGTGAACTTTTTGAAAGATAATTTTCCTGTGATACACAAAGAGTATATTAAAGAATGGTTAAAAGAAAGTGGAAAAGGTCCGAAACGACAACAAAAAATGCCTTCATCGAATGCATTCAAGTTTACTCCCAATCCAGATTTACTAAATAAAAATGTTGAGTCAATGTCTGTAGAAAATCTCAAAGCAGTTTGTCATGGTGCATATGATAGAATTGTAAGTAGAGACTATTTACAGGCAAGAAACATACCAGATGAAGTAATTAAGAAACTCTGGTTTGTAGACAACGCACAAGTTCTATCTCATCTACACACTAAGTATAGAGAGAGAGTTCTTGGAAATGACCCAAGAGTCATTCTGCCATTCGTTAGTGAGAGTGGGGAGTTATTAGGGGTAACAGGTCGTGCAATCAATGATTCACCACTTCGTTATTTAACTATGAGATTCCAAGATGATGTTCCACTCATCTTCAACTATAATAATGTGGACAAATCAAAGACTATCTATGTCACTGAGGGACCGATAGACAGTCTATTCCTACCCAACTCTATAGCAGTTGCAGGTAGTGATTTCAAGAAGATAGATGATAGTATAAAAGAAAAAGCAATACTCATTTATGACAATGAACCAAGAAATACAGAGATATTAAAAAAGATAGACGAAGTTATTGATTTAGGTTGGTCAGTATGCCTCTGGTCAGACAGAAGAGTAAACGGACTAAAAGATATTAACGACATGATACAAAGTGGATTGACAGCACTAGATATAACTGATATAATTACTTCTAATACATATAATGGTCTCTCAGCGAAATTGAAATTTAAGGAGTATAAGAAGAAGTGAATTCAGAAATAAAAGTAGTTAAGTCAGATGGTGCAAAGGTTGAGATAGACCTAGATAAAATACATAGAATGGTACATAAGGCATGTAAAGACCTTGCAGGTGTATCAGAATCATTAGTAGAAATGAATAGTGGTCTACAATTTTATGACGGTATTACCACAAAAGATATTCAACAAATTTTAGTAAAAAGTGCAAGTGATTTAATCTCACTTGATTCACCAAACTATCAATTTGTAGCAGCGAGACTATTACTATTCGGCATTCAGAAACAAGTATTCAATACAAAGTGGAAAGATTCAACAATCTATCCACAACTTAAAGAGATAGTAGAAAGAAATATTGATTATGGGGTTTACGACAAAGAAATCCTAAATCATTACAGTGATGAAGAGTTTGATAAAGTAAACTCCTACATCAGACACAACAGAGACTTCGATTTTACATATGCGGGATTGCAACAGGTTGTTGACAAATATCTTGTACAAGATAGGTCAGTTAATCTAGTCTATGAGACACCTCAATTCATGTATATGTTAATTTCAATGACTCTATTTCAAAACTATGACGATGATAAAAGGTTAGACTATGTCAAAAGATACTACGACGCAATCTCAACATTTAAAATATCTATCCCAACGCCGATTATGGCAGGAGTTAGAACACCACTTAGACAATTTGCATCATGTGTTCTTGTCGACTCAGACGACACGCTCGATTCTCTATTCAGCAGTGATATGGCCATTGGACGCTATGTTGCACAAAGGGCAGGAATCGGAATTAACGCAGGAAGAATTAGAGGCCTTGGTTCAAAGATTAGAGGTGGTGAAGTTCAACATACAGGAGTTATCCCTTTCCTTAAAAAATTTGAAGCAACAGTTAGAAGTTGCACACAAAATGGTGTTCGAGGAGGCAGTGCAACAGTTCATTTCCCAATCTGGCACCAAGAAATAGAAGACATTCTAGTATTAAAGAACAATAAAGGCACTGAAGATAACAGAGTACGAAAACTATATTACTCTATTCAGTTGTCAGAGATATTCTATAA